TTTAAAGAAAAAAAGATCCGGCTCTTTCGAACCGGATCTTAAAGTTTTTAGCTTTACAATACTTCTTAGAAGTATACGCTGTTTGCGCCTGGTGTAAATGCTTGTCCCAAATTCTTGACAAGAATAATGTGATAATAGAGATTAGCACCGAAGATATTGTCAACAACGCCGTAGCGGGTGAGCAATCCAACGCGTGGTGCGAAATCATTAGGACCAATTGTTCTTTGAACCATAACAGGGATGTATGGGCAGTAGATGATACCAGTGTCATAGAATTCTGGCCCCTTGTAACCAAGAAGCGCATATTCAACACCAGCACGAGGACTACCATAACCTTGATCACCATACTGTGAAGTATTTTGTACTTCTGTACGTGTATCACGGTATACATTGAAACGACCTCCGAGATTACCAACTTTGGCAACTCCGACTGGTTGTGTATTTACAGAACCTTGAACTGGTGCCCACTGGAATTCAGGAAGCATTTCAAGGATTGCACATACGCGAGGTGTAGCTACAACGAAGTTAGCAGCACCACGGCGGTTACGAACTGCAATACGATTTGCTTCAACGATCAAACGTTGATAGAAATCACGATTGCGCTCAACTAACCAACGACCATCTGCGGAGATTGGGCTCCAGATAGAATATCCAGCTCCTTGACCACCATTAAGGGCGGTTTGGATCATACGGATGATCATTTCACGATCGATTTCGGCTTGGATCTCATATGCCATAGCATTTGTGATCTCAGCGTCGATATCGATGCCGTTCATATTCTTAAGATCTTGTTCAAGTTCAACGGACCAACGTGCACCTAAGCGGCGTGTTCCAGCTTCTACTGCTGTCTTCTCGAAAGAGACTTCAACGGTAGGAATCTTTGAATTGATTTCAAAGCTCTTCAAGATTTCAGCAACGCCTTGATCTTGAGCTGCGAATGACCACTCAGCATTACCTGAGAGAGCACCCGAAGAAGCACCTGTATAACGTGTATCGAGATGTTGATATCCGATTTCGTTTGCACCAGGCAGTCCGGCACCGTAGGAAACATTAGCATATGGGTGATTGGTGGAATCTCCACCGACTCCGCCGTCTGCTCCGCCTGTTCCGAGTGTAGTATTTGCATACTTATAACGAAGAGCGAAAGCAAGTCCGACAGGACCACTCATTGGTTGAACCCCGACAATTTCATTAGAAATGAGTTCAGGGAATGTACGACGAATCATTGGGATGAGAATCTTAGGAAGACGGGCATCGCCAGCTGCATAGCTGTCAGTGTTTCCGAATTTTCCACCGGTACCACCAACGTCAACACTGCCGTAATTGAACAATGAATTTGTTCCTCCAGCAACGTTACCAGCTTCGTTTAAGCACCATGTTTCTTGGTTTTCAAGAAGCATTGCGGTATTTAAACGTGTATGTGCGTCTTCGAGAGGAGCAACTGTCTTGGAAGAATAATTGAGCACAGGTGCCCATTTCTCAAGAAGTGCTTCTGCACGACTCTTATCGATATATGCTTGTGTAGGTTTGATTTGCATAAAGATTGTCTTTTCCTTTCTTATTTTTTTATTCGACCTCAAGGACCTTCGTCCAGGATGTTCAAGTATTGGTTACTTCGACTAAATTAGTACTTCCCGAGCTCACTTAAGTAAGCTGGGAGGAAAGGGGTTGAAACTGCGGTTGATTCTTCAATTACCTCTTCCTCAGAAGCAGGAATTGAAACCGACTCTTTGATTACTGAATTTTCTAGAGCTTCTTCGCGAAGTGCCTCTACTCTTTCTTCTTCTTTTTGGTCAAAGAGAGAAATGGTGTAATCAAAGTTTTCTGTAATAAATTGTGAGTCTTTACCTTGAAGAACTCTCTTTACATAAGAGCGTTTCTCAGGTGTGACAGATGAAAGTTTTTGTTCAAGAACTAATTGAGCTTTAACTTCTTCTAATTGTTCTGTGAGAGTAGATACTTGTTCAGTCAATTGTTCATTAGATGCTGTTGCTTGTGCAATGGTATTAGCACCATCATATACAGCCTCTTGAATGGATTCAGCCATAAGAGCGGAATCTACTGCTAATGTTCTACGAAGATTTTCTAAGACGATACGTGCCTTTTTATCCTTTACAGCTTCGTTTAATTCTTTGGTAGGCATTGCCTTCTCGAGATATACATCAAGATATTTTGAAAGATTGTCAACTAAACCATCTCGGAAGTTACTGGCTTGTTCTGTTAAAGCTTGACTATAACGCTTTACAACAGCTTGTAATTTTTTGGTATTATTTAAATCAATAGCTTCTGCTACTTTCTTTAACTTATTGGTGTGATCAGCATCTTGAACTTCGAGAAGATGTTCGAGCTTTGTTGTATATTCGGCGTCTTGTTCAGTTAATGCCTTTTCTACGTGAATAGAAACCTTTTCATTAACTGCGGCTTCGAATGATTCTTTGATTAATTTAAGCGATTCCTCGGAAAGGAGGTCTTTGGTCGCTTCTTTTAAAAGTGTTGTAATATCCTTGGGCATATCGTTTAAAAAATGTTTTGAGTTGCAATTGCTTTCTTAATACGTGATTTCATTTTTTCGGTCACGACTAATTTCAAGTATTTATCAGCTTGTGCATAATTTTTTTCACTAATACACTGGATAATTTTTTTAATAGCTTGTATTTGGCTCATAAGGATATTTATGCTTATTTAATTTTATTAATAAACTCTAATACAATTTTTCTCAAATACTCATCAACATCATGCTTTGGTAATGACGAAATATTAGATTCGAAACGATCATAATCTTCTTCGAATTTTCCGTCTTGTGATAATACCCATTGCTTAGATTCTAAAATACCATTTACGAATGCTTTGGGAAAAGAGGGATCTGCAACACAATCAACAGCTACAAGCCTCATATCTTTTACTACATTCTTACCACCACTCTCAACTAGTTGACCCAACGCACGTGATGACATACCAACTCTAACCCCATCATTAATCAATGATTTAACAATTAAACCACATGGTGTATTCAAAACTTTACTTTTGCCATAGAAAACATTTCCATCTTGTTTTAATTCTGTTACTAAATGACATGCTCTTTCTAAGTCTACATCAGCATTAGTCGGATGATTTAATTCACCCATAGCGCGCGATGTTGTAATCATCTCTGTACGATAACGTTCTACTTCTCTTTCCATTTCACTAATCGGATATAAACGATTATTGCGATTAACACCTTCAGCCATCATATAAGGACCACGAATAAAAAGTGTGGCGGGAGTGTTCCTATCTTTTTCTTCTAGGATATATTCAAACTGTTCTTCGGGTGCAGGTTTTTCGACGATTAGTCTAAGAGGCATAACGATATTTATGCTTTTTCGAAATCTTTTTATTATTTAGAAAAAAGTTCTTTCTCGGTTAGTATAACAAACTCAAATCCTTTTTGTTTAGCAAATGCACGAGCTGATTCCCATTTAGCTTGATTTACTGCATACTGTGCATTCTCATAAAGAATAGTTTGTTTTTTCTTTCTATTAGAATGTTTTGGTTTTTGTGTTTGAGAAGATGGCTTTATTTCAACAAGGTATTTTTTAATAACTTCTCCTTCTTTTAAAACCAAAAAATTATCGACATAATATCTATGCACACGATTGTCAATAGGACTTCTATAAGGAACAATAATATTTTCTGAACCCCATTCTAGTACGTTGGGGTTATTGTCGGCCCAACGCATAAACTGTAATTCAAAAGAAGATCTATATATCGCAATCTTTCCAATAAACTTTTCTTTATTTTTAGGAGTATAGATTCCTTGTTTAAATCTAGGATCTTTAGATAAAGAAGGCATATATTATTAACCCACCAAAAAAGTCACAGGATCCGAATCGCCGAAGCCCGCAGATGCTGTAAACAATTGTTGTTCAAGTTCTCTCATCTCTTCTCTGCCCTGATTTAGAAGATCTGCATTAAAGATTTGACCACCAAACATTGTTACTGGTATCTTACCTCTGATAGTACCTACTAGTACTTTAATTTGTGCTAATGTATACTTATACACCCAGATTTCCTTGATGATATCTCTTATTGGTCTTTCAACATAACAAGCTAATACGCCATAGAATCTTGTTGAATCATTTGGTTCTGGATACATTCTTAGATATTGGGTTCTCTCATCAAAATCAAAACTTCTTTTTGTGGAAAGTAACTTCTCTCTTAATTCGAGCCATTCTTTTAAGGTATACCAAGAAACCAAATCAAATCCGTAATTGCCCATTGCATAAGAGAAATATGTTTGCTGTGCTAAGGTTTGCTCAATAGTAAACAATGTATTAATGCCTGATGTAGAACCTTCTTCGAAGTCTGTTACAGATATAACACGGCGATAATCCATGAGATCATAATCAAACATCTTATTAATAGGTGCATTTGGAAGTGCATCTTTTTCACCGCGGTACGAATATTTTTGAATATCAGATTCTTGAAATAAAGAAGATAATGATGCATTATGTGTTACAATCAAATCTCTTATTTCTTTATCTAGAATTTGATTGGCTCTTAAATCATCAGAAAATATAGATGATAATGCAGAAGAACCTGAAAAATAAGAACCCGGTATAGAAGATAATGTTATATAAACGGGTTCGTGGTCATTTACATAAGGTGACGTAGTTGTTGATAAAGTTGAATGTTTATCAACTTGTTCATTGGTCAAGTTGGTATTTGATAGTGTATAAAGATAATCTAATCTAATACCTTTCCCTCTTTCATATAATGCCGAATCGAATACTAGATATTCTTTAGTATATCCAGCAAATTTTGTGAACATTTCACATGAAATTGCAATAGCTTCGAATATTTGATCTTGATGTGTCTCTACAGAAATTAAAGGAGCACCCAGCATTCTAACAATACGATCTGCTAAACGCGAATAAGAATCAATTCTACTATTTAAATTTGTACTTTGAAATGCAGTAATTGGCGTTAACGAGCAGGACATAATTATATTTATGTTCCAGCTGCTGGCGTAGGTGCTGGTGTTTCAGCTTCGGGTGCACCTGTTTCTG